CGGGGCCTTTTTTTCTACCCTGTACATTCATTTGATATTCATGAACCCATTCATGTGCCAAAGTTCTCATTATGTCTCGATTTAATCTTTTTTTCGCCAAAACTTTTAATTCACCTGATGCAGTTCTTGACCCTGTAGACATCCCCCCAAGTTGATTTCCTAAAAATTTGATAGTAATTGATTTTTTCAAAGGATACTCTTGTTGGAGTAACTTAATAAATTTGTGTATTAGATCTTTGTCATCTTCCACAAACTTAGTGTCATCGTATGTGATATTAACTTTCATTATAGATAAATATCTCTATCGATATTTATTTATCATAGTTAAAATTTCTTCGGCAACATCACCAACATTTTCTTGTATTTGATCACCCATGACAGTTCTAATTATTTCTTTTTTCTTATTTAGTATGTCATAAATTGCGGCCTCTATCGTATTATCATATATTGGATAATACACAAGTACATTTGACTTTTGACCGTATCTATATGCACGATCCTCAGCTTGAGAATGTTCTGCCGGTACAAAAGAGAGGTCGTTCATTATAACAACCTCAGCGGATGTTAAAGTTAAACCAACACCAGCGGCTTTTAAATTCCCAACAAACACTTTAATTTTTTCATCATTTTGAAAAGAGTCAACCGCTTGTTGACGAACAGAATTAGAACAACTACCATCAAGATACACCGCTTGTTTTCCAAAATGTTGATATATTGTTTGTAATGTATCAGTAAAGTTAGTGAATATAATAACCTTTTTTCCTTGGTCCAAAATGTTCTCAACAAACTCAATAGTTTGAGTTGTTTTTTCGTTTGCAATAACTTTTCTAACTTTCATCAATTTAGAAAACTGAACTGTAAGGGATGATGACTCTTCAGGATTTTTATCATACCAATCGTAATATTCACCCATAAGATTTTCATACTCTTTTGATCTTAACCTTAGATAAATTGGTGTAATGATTTTATCAGGTAAATCTAAAACTTCTTCCTTAAGTCTTCTAAGAATTTGTTTTGATGTCCGATCTCTTAATTCTTCTAAGTTAGATGCTCCTGAGACATTCCAAACTTTCCTTTTACCTGCCATAAATTGATAACCTTGACAGTAACGAATCGCATATGCCTTCCAATTTTGTGCTACTGGACTTTCAATTAAATTTAATAAATTGTAATAATTCATTGGACGGGAGGTCATTGGAGTTCCTGTTAGTAACCAAACCCTGTCAATTTTTTTTGCAAAATTATTTATGATTTTAGTTCTTTGAGCTTGAACATTCGAAATCATGTGAGCCTCATCTAAAATTAAAAGATCAAAATTTGATTGTAGTAATAAAGACTCATCTTTTTTCTTTGGGTCCGTATCGTGAAAGTTTTTTAAAATATCATAATTTACTATAACAAAGTCGTCATCAGTAGAAAACTTTTTACCTTCAGCAATAAAAACTGAACGATTAGAATAATTTGCAATTTCTCTTTGCCAATTAATTTTCAGAGACGCTGGACAAACAATTAAGATTTTTTTAGCGCCCGTTTCTAAAGCTGCAAGAATTGTGGATGTTGTTTTACCCAACCCCATATCGTCAGCCAAAATATATCTTTTAGAACCTGCTAACTTTTCGATCGCGATTTTCTGATGATCAAGCGGAGGACGATGAGAATACTTCGAGTAATCAATAGAAACAGATTGGACATTGTGTGTTTTAATTAATGCTGATTTAGGAATCCAAAATTCTGATAAAGAATCTTTATCAAAAAACTTACCCCAAATATGATAAGATTTTTCCTTTTCTACAAGTAATTTCTCAATATAAATTTTTTCAGGGGTTTGTAACAAATATTTTTCTTCTGCAAACTTTTTTGCGAAGTATGTATCAAGGTCTACCCATTTTCTGGCAACCTTTGGTGCGGTGTCATAATAGTTTACGATATAGTCGGCTTGAGTTCTTGTTGGGTAAAACTTTTTTGATGATTCTTTTTTTTGTTTTAAAAACAATATATAGTTATTTGCACCACTATACGAATCAAGTAGTTCAATTGCCTTGTGTTCAACTAAAGAAGAGGTACTATCCAAATTTACTCTTTTTTTAAAAATAACAATAAAATAAATATTTATCAATAAAACACACAAATGAGAAGTAATGTTCCTATATCGAGATTAGGTAAATTTTTCGGCGATAGAGATTTTGAGTTAGAAATAGAAATGGGTCAAGAATGGCTAATTGGTGACATGAATTTTACTTGTGTTTTATATAAAGTGGATAAAAACAAAATAAAAACTGATGATGTTTATGGTGAAGTAATTGAAGATGGTGTAAAATTTTTACCTCCCGTTGAATTCAATGCACAGATCACAGTTGCAGCACCTGAAAACAAAATGATTGGTACGACAAGAATGGATCAGTTTGAGCCAGGCAATATCACTATTTCGGTTTATTTGAAAACATTAGATAATTTAGGTATTGATATAGATTTTGGTGATTATGTGGGCTATTATGATAGTGAAAATTTTGTAAGATATTACACTGTAGTAAATGATGGCCGTGTAATTTCAGATACAAAACATACATATAAAGTTTTTAAACCATTTTATAGAACAATAATCGCGGCTCCTGTCGGACCAAATGAATTTAGAGGAATATAATGGCACTACCTAAAAGTCACCCTGTTAAACCTTCGATCCCTTTGACTTATTCAAAAACCCTTCTTCCAAGAAGAGAACAAATCAAAGATATGATCACTAAAGATGGAACTTACCTTCCAAAATCTTTACTTCATGCGGATTTAGACAAAGGGTTTTTAGAGTTTGTTAAAGAAAAATTTAAAATTGTATCTGAAGGTAAAACCGTTCCTGTTGTTGATATTATTATTACAACACAAAACTGGTCTCAATTTGTTGAGACATGGGATTTTCAAAACATAGATAAAAACATTGAACCACCTTTTTTAACAATCATAAGGAATCCCGAAGTAAAATATGGTAATAATCCTGCGGTCATGTACAACATACCAAATAGAAGGATGTATTATTATATGGAAGTACCTACATGGGATGGAAATAGAAAAGGGGCCGACATATACAAAATACCACAACCTGTACCTGCCGATTTTAAATACACGGTAGCAATAGTTTGTAATAGAATGAGAGAAGTTAATACTCTAAATCAAAGAGTTTTAGAAACTTTTGCTTCAAGACAGGCATACCAAGTCATCAATGGTCATTATATTCCCATAGTAAATGATAGTTTTAGTGATGAATCTGTTTTAGATTTAGAAAAAAGAAAATATTATGTTCAAAAATATGAGTTCACTATGATGGGATTTTTAATTGATGAAAATGAATTTGAGGTTTTTCCTGCATTGTCAAGAACATTACAACTATATGAAGTTGACCTTAGAACCCCTAAGAGAAAACAAAAAAGACAACAACCCGTAGAACCTGAAAAAATTGTATTTTCGTACCCAAACAGTGCCACAACTTATCAAATACATTTTGATTACACTTGTAATTTAAATTTTGAAGACTCTACAAACATAGTGTCTTATTCTGTTTACATTAATGATGATTATTATGGAGATGATGTTACATTAATTCAAGTAACCACTGGTGATACAATAAGAATTGATATTGTTATAGGGATCTATAACCAAGAACCCAAATTAATTTTTTCTCAAAAATTGATTTAGTTTTCACCGTAAATATCTTTTTTTTCTTGACATTTTTCTAAAATTAATGATTCCAAAAAACGGTACATTTTAATCCCTCTTTTATCACAATATTTTTTAAGTACATCATGAACTGATGAGTCAATTTTTAAATTTTTTATCTTTTTAATATCTTTAGACATGTAGGCAGAAAAAAGGCAGAATTAAATCTTACCAAAATATAAATAGTTTAACCATTGTAAAGTTTTTAGTGTTTAATGAAGTATTTATAGAAAAAATAAAATAAATAAAAAGTATTATTTAATATGGCAACTAATAGTAAAGTTTTTGTTTCGCCAGGAGTATATACCTCAGAAGTTGATTTAAGTTTCGTAGCACAAAGTGTCGGAGTAACAACTTTGGGTATTGTTGGGGAAACTTTAATAGGTCCGGCTTTCGAACCAATTTTTATAACAAATTATGACGAATACCAAGTTGTATTTGGTGGGACATCTCCTGAAAAATTTGTAAATACACAGATACCAAAATATGAGGCCTCTTATATTGCAAAAGCATATTTACAACAATCAAATCAATTATTTGTTACAAGAATTCTTGGTTTGTCAGGATATGATGCAGGTCCATCATGGTCAATCGCAACTGTTGCAAATGTTGATCCATCAACTATAGGTGTATATTGTTTGAGTGCATATACTGATGTTACTACTTGTCAAATTGTTTGTGCTGTTCCTAAAGAGTTAACATTTTTTGTAGACTTTACAGGTTGTACAAATGACACATCTTCAATAGTTTATGGTAATGATTTCCCTGATGAAATTAATAATATCATAAATAATCAATATGAGCAATACGATGGAAGTACTTCTACTTTGGATCAACAAATCAGAGATCTAATTTTCAATGTAATATCTAGTTCAAATCCGTCTACCGCCGAATCTGAGCAAATTGCTTACTTTGGTTCAATTGACACAAATGATTATAACACACTTACATCAAATGGTTGGACAGCAGCAACAAATGTTTTTGAAGTTCCGTCAGTATCTTTAAACGATACAGACTTGAACTCACCTTTGAATGATTCTTGGTATTATGCATTATTTCAAAATATTGGAAACTATGAATACTCTGGTTTTTCATTCTACAACTATGTGACTGGAGTTACTGAAATTATTACAGCAACAACAACTACAAGTACATCCACAACAACAACCACAACTAATCCTTGTGTTACACCTGTTCCTACAACAACTACAACAACAACGACTGTAAAACCTACCAAATGTTATTATGGTACTGTAGTTGGTACTCTATATTATTATACAGGTAATTCATACAGTGACTACGATAATGTTGTTGTTGGTACTTTAAGATCAAGAGGTATATCGACTTATACAACTTCAACAAACCCAACATACTCAGTAACTGGTTTAACAAATGTTTCATTTAACATGACAGGACAGTATTCGGGTGTGTTAACTAACCCTTTCGCAACTTTTGGGGTTAATGTCACAGATAGATTTGGTACTCCATTTACTTTTGAGACTTCGTTCTCTCAAAGTGATCCTGAGTATTGGTCAAAAGTTTTTGGTATAACTAACTTTCAAAAACCTAGAATTGAAGTTCCATTATTCGCAGAAGAAAATTTCCAATCTTGGTTAAACTATTCTTGGAAAAAAGGTTACATTAGAGGTTTGAATCCTGACATCATTGCACTTGATTCAGCACAAAGTGGAGCTTTCGATTCAATTGGTTGGTATTTAGACAAATGGCAGACGCCAGTTTCTCCATATGTTGTTTCCGAACTTAGAGGTAACAAAGTATATGATTTATTTAGATTCTACACAGTTTCTGATGGGGACGCAGCAAACACACTTGTTAAGATTTCAATTATAAACCAATCATGGAGTAATTTAACATTTGACATTTTGATTAGAGATTACTTTGATACAGATGCTAATCCAGTTGTTTTAGAAAAATTCACAAATTGTGGTATGGATCCTGGACAGAATAATTTCGTAGGAAATAAAATTGGTACTTTAGATGGTGAATATGTATTAAATTCGGCTTATGTAATGGTGGAAATGTCTGAAGATGCTCCAATTGATGCACTACCTTGTGGATTTAACGGATTTAACTTTAGACTTTATGATAACGCACAATCACCATTCCCAATAATAAAAGGTAAATATGACTACCCAGGTGAACCAATTTGGAATCCTCCATTTGCCCTTTCATCAGGAGCGATAGGAAGTACAATTAGTAGTGGAGATAATATTAGAAGAACATACTTAGGTATTTCTAATTCAACTGGATGGGATCCATCATATTTCGAGTATGTGGGTAAACGAAACACAAACAATTCTTGTGATATCGAAGCTATTCCGTGGAATTACAGATCGGCAGGTTTCCATATGGATGTAAACGCAAGTGGTTTAACAATCGGACCTGAGTTTTCAACAAGTGGAGATCCAAGATTTATCTGTGGTAACTCATCATTCTTAACAGAACCTGAATCACCAACAAATGTCTACTATAGATTATACGCTCGTAAATTTACTTTCTTAGTACAAGGTGGATTTGATGGATGGGATATCTACAGAGAATGGAGAACAAATGGAGATAACTTTGTGATTGGTAGATCAGGTTTCTTAAGAGGGGCATGTCCGTCTACAAGATACCCACAAGCAACAGGTTGGGGAGCATTTAAAGAAATTTCTTTAGGTGACGGAACTGAAGACTTTGCAAATACTGACTATTACGCATATCTATTAGGTCAACAAACCTTCGCAAACCCTGAAGCAACCAACATCAATGTATTTGTAACACCTGGTATAGACTATGTTAACAACAGTAATCTTGTTGAAGCTGCGGTTGAGATGATCGAATTTAATAGAGCTGACTCATTATATATTTGTACTACTCCTGACTACGATATGTTCTTACCTTCAACAACAGTAATAGACGGATTTATCTACCCAACTGAAGCGGTAAACAACTTAGAAGATACAGGAATTGACTCTAACTATACAGCAACTTATTACCCTTGGGTATTGACAAGAGATAGTGTAAACAATACTCAAATCTATATTCCACCAACGGCTGAGGTAACAAGAAACTTAGCGTTGACAGATAACATCGCGTTCCCTTGGTTCGCAGCGGCGGGTTACACTCGTGGTATTGTTAACTGTATCAAGGCTCGTAAGAAGTTGACACAAGAAGATAGAGATATCCTATATGTAGGTAGAATTAACCCAATTGCAACCTTCTCTGATGTGGGTACTG